AAGCTGGGCGAAGTCGACGTCAAATGCGACACGAACGTTGTGTACGAAAACGACATTTTCGAGTACGAAGCCGGCGACAATGAGCACATCCGGCACGTCCCGACACCATTAGGGCAAGACAAGGGGATGCGCATCGGTTGCTACGCGATCCTGCGCGTCAAGGGGATCGACACGCCCTACCGCGAGGTGATGAGCACGGAGGATGTCGAAGCCGTCCGCGCGCAATCTCGAGCGCCCGACTCGCTCATGTGGACGAAGTTCCCCGGTGAGGCGTACCGCAAGACGGTTTTGCGGCGCTGCGCCAAACGGATCCCGCTCAAGTTCGACGAAGCGTTGGAGGCAACGCTGAATGCCGACAATGAGACGTTCGACATGACGCCGCAGCCGGCGGAAACGCCGCAGGAGGCGCCACAGCCGGCGCAGATCGAACAGGTGGACAAACAGACGGACGAGCGCGTGGTCTCCTCGCAGCCGCAGCCCAAAGCGGCCGAACCGGCTAAACCGGCCCCGGCGCAGAAGTCTCAGCCGAAGGCGGCGCCGCCGGCCGAAGAGTCAGAGAACCCGGCCCCCAAAGAGGAACGCCGCGCCCCCGCCGCCACCGCTCCTGAGTCCACCAAGCCAGGACGCCCGCGGGCTCTGGCGGCGGTGATGGAATCCAGCTCGAATGACGACGAGGATATCTTCTGACCATCGGCCATCAGTGGATGACGATCGTGATCTGCGACGGCGAATTGGGGGTCGAAAACGGGATCGCGGCGCAGGACTGAGCACTCTGCGCCGACTCCTGCGCATTCACCACCGCGGTCACGGCGAAGCATTGCGTTGTGCCTGGCGTGAGCCCCGCGGTGATTGTGAGCGTCGTTCCCGTGATGCCGCTCTGCACCTTCGCGAGCGTGGGCGCGGTGGTTCCGGTCTGGGTCGCCTGATAGACGTTGTACGTGATCGTGCCGGTGATCGCCGACCCATCCGTGTTCGTGGTCGGGGCCGTCCAAGCGAGGGCCGCGGTGTGCGTCTGGGCGTACGCCGGCAGGGCGGCAAGCAGGGCGAAGGCGATCAGGTGGCGGATTTTCACGGGTGCTCCTTTCATGGCGGCCATTGGGCGATCGCGGCGCGGCAGTCGGCCACGATCGTTTCTAATTTGGCTTTGAACTGTTCGATTTCGGGCCGGATATTATCGCCTCGAGATCCGCCGACAGATCCCCCGGCGCCGGCAGCACCAGCTTGGGGGGCGGCGGGAACTTGGGGCACGGGGCCGGAACGTACTGGACTCGCGTTGCACAGCCGGACAGGAGTGGAAACAACACGAGTAGGAATGGCAGCAAGTTCCGCCTGATGTTCAGCATTGACTTCGTCGAGCTGCTGTTCATATTTCGTTTCCTGCTCAACCTGTAGTTTCGTCTGTTCCTCGATAGCCGCGTCGACCTTCGCTTGGCACTCCGCCACGCCGATACTCTGCTCATGCCGGTTGTGCTCTACGTACCATCCGCCGATCGCGAAACAGAGCGCAAGAACGCCACCCAGTTCAAGAAGAAGGCGGGGCATTATTACTATTGGCATTGGCGTGCCCGATCAGCGCGACGATCGCGCCCAAGATCAGGATCGAAAGTCCGCGGTATTTGTCGGGGATCAGCGCCTTGACGGCGTCGCTGTTCATCTGCAAGAACCCGAATAGCACCCCGGCGTATCCTGCAATTCGCGTCCGGTGCGACTTAATCCATGACCACATGCCATTATCCTCGCAAGAGAAACACCACCACGATGATGAGTAGGATCGTGCCCACGCCGATGCCGCCGGTTCCGTAGCTGCCGGCCCACGGCGCGTGGGTGAAATGCCCGTATCCGCCGCCGCCCAGCAGGATGACGACCAAAACGATCAGCAGAATCGTCCAAATATTCATAGCGCCGTCTCCTGAAATGGGATGTCTGTGGGCCACTGATCCGTTCCGATCATCTTCGCCACGCGCTGTGCTCGAGTCGCGCCAACATCCTTGTACCACTGCGAGTCGACCACCTCTTTCGCGGCGCCCGCCCAATCGTTTCGCATCAGGGCATGGATCATCAGCACGAAATGGAGCAACCGTTCCGGCCCCATAAAAGACATGTCAATGATGGCCGCTTTTCTGACGTCCGAAAGCGCGGTATACCAGGAATACGCGGACAGGAATTTGACGTTGGCGGCGATGTCCTCTTGCAGCATCAACTCGGCGACCGCGGGCGAAATGCCGTTGGCTTGGATGTTGTGCCCCACGCCGATGGTGAGGATGCCTTTCGTGTCGTGATACAACTGCAGTTTGACGCCTTCTTCGATCTGCAGTTGCTTCGACAGCCTCGCCGTCAACTCGTCCATCAATCCCCCCTGACGCGCACCCAGATCGCAACCGGTACTCTATGCGACACTCGCGGTGAGTGACGATGGAACAGAAAATTCCACAGTCGACGGAACAGCCGACACACTGAATGAAGCACTGACAGCACTCCCTATCGGGTTTGAATCGGCATCCAATGCCTGAACGGACGCGGTGTACGCGCCCACTTGGGTCACCGTGGCGCTCGCGGTGGTGGCAGCCGCACCCAACGTCTGGTCGACGGTGGTGCCGTCCGGCTGCGTGATGATGAGCGAGAGCGATGCGGGCGCCTTCTGCGTGGCCGGGAACGACTGCAGCGCAAATCCGATCGTGAATGTTGCCGTAGACATGGGATCTCCCTATGGGTTGAAACTATCGACCTTCGCCAAACGTGATATTGAGGGTTATCGACGTGCCCGGCGAGATCGTGTTGATGTAGAGCTGCTGCGGCTGGCCGGGGGCCGGGTACTGGTTGAGCGACAAAACGGTGGCCGAGCCCGTGGCGATCGGCACTTCGAGCGACGGCGTCGTGGGGCCGGGGATCTGCGCCGTGCGCGGGTTCGTGGTGAACGAGATATAGACGACGCTGGCGCCCGTATTGACGATGCGGGCCTGCGGCGGGACGATCGGCAAGCCGGTTGCCTGCGCCGCCGGCTGGGAGGCGATCGGGGTCGAAAAAGACACGATCTGCGAAGCGGCCGTGCTCGCCGTGCCCGACGTCGTCACGTTGAACGTGTTGCTCTGCGGGATAAACGCTTGGTCGCTCATTTTGTGATTTTGACCTTGGGCGATTTCGAGGACAGCAACGTGCCACGTTGGTCTGGCGAACCGCCGACGTTGACCCCCAGTGCGAACGGTTTGCCCGACCGGTTCATCGTCTTGTTGACGTCTTGCGCGCCCGTGCGGGTGGTCTCGATCAAGGCTTTCGGCTTCGCATCGGGCCAGATTCGCATTTGAACGCTGTGATCGAACACGAAATTCACGTTTTTGCCGGCCGTGTGATCGTTGGTCGGCGGCCGGCTGCGAAGCGTGGTGGATAGCGAGACGCGGAGCGCCTTCTTGTCGTTCTCGATCAGCGGGTGGCGATCAAAGTCGCTCACGTTTCGGGTCGGCATGCTGCCTTCATTCTTCGCCACGTCGAACCTCCGGACGTCGATCTGCCATCAGGACGGGCAGGAAAATTAGTACCGCGAATGCCCCCGCAATCCAAAAATGCACATAATCCCCGACGATCATCGCCCAACAGAATATCGCGAAAACCATGAACAGCGCCACAATTGTCAACACGCGCTGCGCCAGGATCGTCATGCCGATGTCGACGACGCGCGCCAGTTCAGAAGTTGTCATCATCCCCCCCACCGTCAAATCCCTTGCCGAACTCGCTGCCTTTCAGCTTATGCTTTAACGCCTCGAATTTCATGGCAATTTCGATCGCCTTCGCCTTTTCGTCGAACGACTGCGCCAGTGCAATCATTTCCTTGATCCCTTTCGCGATCTCGGGGAAATCGCTCGCCTTCGCCTTCGTCATTGGACGGTCTGGGGTCCGGGCATCGTCATCGGCGGCTGGCCCGGTCGAGCGGCCGGCGGCGCCGGACCTGGCTCGAACCGGTCTTGCGTATCCTCGGCGGAATTCTCGGCGATCTGCGTCGAGACTTGGGTCATCTTGCGGAACAGTTCCGCCGTGCCGCGCATCCACGCCTCTTCGCCTTCCTCGCGGCCGGTGACGATCCACTTCACCGCGGACGGGTGTAGCACAATGAAACGCATCACGCCGGCCACCGCGGTCTCGTACAGCCGCCGGGTCATCTTGTGGCTCTGGATCGCGCCGGCCGCCATGCCTGGCATGTCCCCAGACTGGTTGATGCCGGACTTGAACGGGAACATGAACTTGATGACGTCCGAAATGTGCCGCATGTCCTCGGCCATCCCCTCGGGGAACAACTCCTTGAGCTGCGCGGGGCTGTATTGCTGCAGTGCTTTGTCGAGCGCCGTGTTGCCGCCCTTGTTGATGGCGTGAAGGCTCGCGTTCCGCGCCACCTCTTCAAGCGCCGCCTGCCGCACGCCGGCCATTTGCGGGGATTTCGGGCCAAACGCCGCGATCACCGCCTGAATGCGCGAATCGTCGCCGCCGTTCTCGTGACCTCGAGCAATCCACTGATACGCCTGTTCGCCGGTCATATCGGGGTTTGCCAGAATGCGCAGCGCGTTTGACTTCATGTACTCGTCGAGACGCGCTTTTTCGGCGTTCATTTTGGCTAGCGCCTCTTTGGGGCCGCCGTTCATGAGAACCGCAGGGTCGAGCTTGCCCTGACGGGTGGCGATCATTTTCGCGATCTCTTCCATTTCGTGCGCCGTTCCCTCGCCGTGGATGGCGTCCATTTGCTTTGTGACGTCGCCCGATCGCAGCTTGCGTATCATCGCCATGCCGTCAATGATTTTTTTGCCGTTAAAATCGTCGGTCTCAAAAGGCCGCATGAACGTGTCCAAATGCGTGCCCTGAATCCGCTTCCAAACATCGTCACCGACCATGCCGCGCAATCGCGCGATGCGGTTGGACGAGACATTCGTCAGGCTTTTCACGAGCGCCTCGGGATCCGGTGGAGCGCCCCCCTTGATATTCTTCATGATCGTGTCGAGTTTGGCGTCATCAAATTTGCGGACGTTTTTCTTCCAAAATTCATCCGCTTTATTGAACGCCTCGACACCCGCTTTCGCCTGCGGGTCGAGCGCGGCTTCTTGGATTGCGCGGTCGACGGCATCGGCCAACTGACCATAATCGTGCTGTGTCGAGTTGTTTTGCAGCACCCTGTTGCCGTATGCCTTGTCGCGTAGCACAGTGCGCAACCGCTGCGCAGCCTGCAAGCTCCACTTTTCGCCGTTTTTGGGAATTTCGATGCCAAATTCTTGCATCAAAACCGCATCATCCTCTTGCGACAGCGCCCCGCCGGGCGAGGGGGCCGCCGACCGGCCGCGGGCATAATCTTGTTCGGAGACCCATAGCAAGTGCTTATCTTCGCCGCCGTGGCGCATGGCCGCAGAAGTATCTTCCGCGGTCATTTCGAGCCGATTATCCAAGCGCATGAGCATGCCGACGTTATCCATGCTCATTTGATTCAGTTCCTTGTCCAACTGCGCGCGTGGCACGTCGGACAATTGGCTGCGCAAATCTTTGAGGAGTGCTCTAGCTCCCGTCTGGTTGTTCGTGATCCTCATGTATGCATCCAAAATGCGTTGCCTGAGCGGGGTCTGTGACGCCGATTTGGCCGCAGCGGTGTTGATGGTGACCGCACCCGCCTCGGAGGCTTTCGAGGTTTTCGCAAGGTCCGCGGTCATCCGGTTCACTTGCGACGGCGAGGTCTGACGGATGAGATCGACGATTTTCTTCGCCTCGGCCGCTACCTGATCGGTGGGCACGATTCGCGCATTTCCGACCAATTTATCGACGCGGCCATAAAGCTCATTGGCTCGATTTTTGAAGTCCTGATTCGCGCTGTCGATCATCGCGGCGAAGTCCCCAGTCAGATCGCCGTGCTTGGACGCATCGATTTTGTCGTTATAGGCCTTTAATTGCGCATCGATGTGAGTGTCGGCCGCGGCGGCGCTGTCGTCGACCGCTTTGACGAGCGTGTTGCGATAAGCCTCAACTGAGGCTTTGAAGCCATCGCCAACTTCCGTGTTCGACACCGAATGCTCCGGGCCGCTGATGGTGTTCAGGAACTCGTCGATGTGATCGGGTGGATACCCCATGCCTCGCAGCTTCTTTGCGAGTTCCGACCGCACGAATGCCATGTTCGCCTTGTCCTGCTGGACGTAAGTGCCGGCGAGCTTCGCGCCCATCGCCTCGATCCGCCGCAAGTGCATGGCATCGGGCGCCATCGAGGCGTAGTTCGGCTTCGCGCCGGCCTTCATCGCCTCTTTCGTCATCGCGATCGATTCGTCGGTCGCGCCCGTGATGAATTTCGGCAACCGGAACGTGAGTGCCTTGCTCACGCCCTTGCCGATCAACTGGCCGCCGCCCTCACCCAGCATGGCGTTCCCGGCCGACAAGGCGCTTGAGGTGAGTTCCTCGGTCGGCGTCTTGTCCAGCTCGCCGCGGGACGCCTTCTGCGCCTCGGTCACGCCGTGCATGACGCTGCCGCCGATGCCGGCGCCCAGCAGTGTGCCGGCGCCTGGCCCGCCCAGAAACGTGCCGATGGTGCCGCCGGCGATCGTGCCGGCGATCTCGGGCGCGTCAGCCGTCAGTTTCGCGATGAAACTGGGGCCATCGTCGGAGGGGCCGCCCACGCGGTACTTGCCCTGCGGGGTCTGCACGATGAGCTGCGGCTGGCCGTCTGGGCTCCAGTCCATCGTGACCGCCTTCTCGCCGTACTTGTGCCCCAGAAAACGCTGATACTCTTTGATGTTATCGAGTCCCGCGAGCGACACCTGATCGCCGAACGGCATCTGATCCATCGGGAGGGTGGGCGTGGAGTTCGGATGCTGCGGCGGGATCACGCCTTCCTGCGCCGACGTGTCAGGAGTGGCGTATCCAGCAAACGCATCGGCGCCGCCGCTGGCCGGTTCTGCGGGGGCCGGCGTCGCGAATCCGGCGAATGGGTCTTTGTCTGCCATCACTGATTCCAAATCATGGGTTGACCATTGGGACCCAGAAACCGATCGCCCTTTTTGATCCCGGCCGCTCGTGCCTCGTCCGGCGTGGAATACGTCGGCAGAGACGCGCCGCCGCCCTTGAATCCGCCGCTGATGAGCTTCACCGCTTGCTCGATCTTTTCACGGCCCTGTGTCGTGCTCACTTGTCGCTTGTCGATCACGTCGACCGCGTCGGCCAGGATCTTGCGCTCGTCGGCGCCCATGCGGCCTTTCGATTTCAGGAGCGCGGTCAATTTCGTGCGCCACAGATCCGCCTTGTCGGCAAATCGCGACGCCGGATCGTCTTTCATGACGCCGGTCGCCGTTCCGACGTACTCCACGCCGCGCCGCACCGCGCCGCCCGCGCCGGTCATGAAGTTGGGGTGATCCTGCAGATCCTTGAGCAAGTCTTGCCCCATGTTCGCGACCTCCTGCGCGTCGGCGTCGGCCTGCGCGGCCTTCTCGTCCGATTTGCTCTTCTTCGCGCCGGCATTGGCCACGGCGGCGCCCGCTCGAGCGGTGTTCGCGTCGGCGTTCTGCTGTTTGATCCCGGTCTCGCGCGCCAACCGGTCCTCGCGCATCTGTTTGATGATCTCGTCCTGGCTCATCGCCTGAATTTTCGCGTTTGAGACTTCAAGCGACTTGCGAAGCTGGATCAGATGCCCGACCTGCGCCGTCGAGTTGTTGACCGCCTTCTCGTAGATCCCGACCGATGCGTTCGCGGCAGTGACCGCCTTCTGTGCGGCATCCAACTGACCTTTGTACGCGGTCGCATACGCCTTATAGACGTCCAGCCACGTTTTGCTCTTGTCCCTGAAATCCTGGTATTGCTGGTCGTACTTTTCGCGCGCCTCCTTGTAGGCGTCCGCGTTGCCCTGGACGATGCCTTTCATCATGGCGTTGGTTGAGGCGAGCATGGTGATGCCGTGCTGCTTGCCCAGCGCGCCGCCGATTGCGCCCAGCGCCATCATAAACGGCGCCTGCTTCATCATGTCATTGAAGTGATCTTCCGGCGTGGGCGCGTTGAACGTCGGTTGCGGCCCGGTTTCCGATTCGGGATCGAAATTCGCCATGATCTGATCGCGCTGCGCGGTGGCATCGGCGTATTGCCCCTGCGCGGCCGCGAGGTTCGACTGATCCTGGCCCAGCGTGTCGGCGGCGCCCAGCGTCGCCGAGTCGAGTAATGCCGTGTCCGTGTCGGCCATCAGAGTCCGCTCCCATCAAAATTAGTGTCATCGAAACCGAGATCGGCGTTGCCCGGATTCCCCAGACTGTTGAAATACGCATCGTTCTGCGACGCGATACTGTTGTCGCCCAACGTCGCGCCGCCGGTCTGCCCCAGAATATCGCCGCCCAAATCCACGTCGCTGTTGTAATCGTTCATCGAGGCGTTCGACACGCCCGCGGTGTTGCCGGTCGAGCCTTGCGTGATGCCTTTGGTCGCCGCCGCGCCAATACCGCTCGCTGCGCCGGACGCCGCGCCGCCGGCCGCGGCGGACGAACCCGTGCTGCTGCCGGCCTTCTGCGCCGCCTGCTGTTTCGCGTACGCGGTCGCGAGCGTGCCCAGCAGGGTGGAGACCTGATTCGCGTAGTTCGCGTCGGTCGTCATCTGGGTCTGAATCGCGGTGTTCACCTCGCCGATCCCGATGTTCGCTTCGGCCATCGAGTTTGTGAGTTCGGTCTGCAACGACGTCGAGGCGTATTCCATGCCCTGCTGAATCGTCTGCTGCCCTTCGGTGGTCGCCGTAAGCCACTGGTTGTAAGCGGCCGAACCGGTGTTGAAGTACGAGTTCAGCAAATTCTGCTTCGTGATGATCGCGTTATTGTCGATTTGCTGGTACTGCGCCGCGAGAATCGTCGAATCCGTGATACCGGCGCTCGCGAGCTGCTGTGCGACTTGCTGCTTCTGCGCGGCCACCGTGTTGTCGAGCGTGAGTTGGTCCGCGGCGTTCAACTGCCCCGAGTTGTAGTTCGCGAACGCCGTCTGCGCGATCTGGGAGAGACCCTGCGCCGACTGGATCGTGGAGTTGCCCTGCGCGACCATCGTGTTGGTCACCGCCTGGTCGGTGGGGTTGATGACCCCGGCGTTGTAATTCCCCAGTAGCGTGTTCGATTGGGTGATCGCCGGCTGCGCGAGCGCCTGCTGCTGCGCGGAATACTGGGCATCCTTCGCTTCGCCGGCCTCCGCCTGTTCGATGCCGATCCCGGCCACCGCGGCGTACGGAAGGGCGCTGCCGACCGCGGTCCCCAGTGAGTTCGCAAGGCTGGATCCGCTCGACCCACCCAGCGTCGAGGTGAGTCCACTGGTGAGCCCGCTCAAGAACGTATTATTGTTCGTGGGGGATGTCGACGTAGGGGTGTCGATCGTCGTTCCGAGACTGTCTGCCACCTGAGAACCTCCTGTGATGCTGCTGGTCGGCGTCGTCGCCCCTCCCGACTTGCTCCCCAACGCTGACGTTATAGCACTGCCGGCAAGGCCGGTTAAAGCGCCTGAGAGACCCTTGCCGACGATCGAGCCCGTGGTGTCACCCAACCCCGAGTCGAGATCGGTTTGCACGCCGGAGTCCGTCAGCCCCGTTTTTACGGCACTTCCCGCGGCACTCGTAGCCGCGCCCAGTTCCGCGCCTTGCAGTGCGCCCGTGCCAGAAATCGCCCCGGACGCGGCTCCCGTGGCCGCGCCGAGCGCAGCCTTGCCCAGAATCCCTGATGTTGCCGGTGCGGCGACGCCGGCCGCGCCCGAAAGCGCCCCGGTCTCGGCGGCCGTGCCCAAATTCGTGCCGGCGCCGTACGCTTCCCCGGCGCTCACGGCCGCACTTGCGCCCGCACCGGCCGCGTAAGCGCCCAACGTGCCGGCGGCATCGGCGCCGATCGCCGCGGCGCCTGCCTCGGCCGGACCCAGCGCGCCGGCCACCGCGATGTCGCTCAACACGGTGTCAAACAGCGACGTGGTCGGCGCCGTGGTGCTGTTGTAATTTGCTAGGTTGTCGGTGAGCGTAACTTGCGTGGGCGTCTCGATCTGCTGGCCGGCCGCGTTGTACTGCGTCGCGCCGTACAGGTTCGTCAGCGTGTTGCCTCGAGTGAGCCCCTGCTGCAGCGTCTCGCCCTGTTCCGCAGCTCCCTTCGTGCTGCTCGACACGACTCCCGAGAGGTATTGATCGAAGCTTTCGCCGGCCGATTTGGCCGTTTGCCCGACCACATCGGCGTACTGCTGTTCGGTGACCGACTGCCCCAGCGACGTGCCGTAGGCCTGAGCCATGCTGTCAAGGTACGCGGTCTCGGACGACGAGAGACCCGCGAGCGAGACCGGATTCGCGAGCGCGGTCAAATAGGCCGCGTTCGTTTGCGACTGGGTCGCTGTGTCCGGCGCGTCTTGTTTACCCTGTCCCATCAGGACAGATTAAGGAAATACTGATCCAATTGCTGGTGAACCAGTGTGTGCGTCTGCATCCACGTGTAGAAGTCGTCCTCGTTATCCCAAGAATAATCATACAAGTTTTGGATGCTGATATTCGCCGTGGGCTGCACCAGGGTCGTTAGTTGGATGTGGACGTTGTAGTGCCGGTTAAACCAGTCATCGTCCGGGTACGTCGAAAAATCGCTGGCCGGGATGTTCAAATTTTGCAGTGCAGCAGCCTGCACGAACGAATCATGGCGCGACTGGTGCGCCTGCAGGAACATCAGCAAACCGATCCGATCCTTGAACGAGGTCTGCGCGTAAATGTCGAGCGTGGGCATGCTACTGCCTCGACACCAGTTCGCGGAAAATGTTGTCCAGCCGCACGTTGGTCTGATTGTTGTGCGTGTCCATGCGCTCGCGGATTTCCTTGATCGAGCTTTCGATCTTCGCCACTTCGGTGGACACAGCCAAGCCGGAAGCCTTGTCCCTTTCGAGCGCCTCGATGCGTGAAATCTGCTTCAATCCCAGCCACGTTAGAAGTCCAGTGAATCCGGTCATCACGATGCTGAGTATGTGCCAAGGATTCAGGTCGGCCATGCTTTTACCATCCTTAACCACGGTAGGTTCCGTCCTACCCCAATCACGTAGCGTAATATGGGATCTTTCGGCTTGTCCCGTTGATTGAGACCACGATGAAGCCAACCGGAGCCGTTGGCAGCGTCCCGCCGCCCGCGGTTGCCGTGGTCGCCGTCCCAATATTGCCCAGACTGATCGCGCCGCCGCCTCCAACCTGCAAAAGCGCAATCGTGTTCGCCGCGTTATTCACTTGAAACGAAACGTCTGATGCGTTGGTGCCAGCAGACACCAGGAATCCAAACGAACCGCCCGCCGTTGTGGTGGCGGAAACAGACATCGAGCAATTGCCGGCCGACATACTGCTTGAATTAGATGGCGAGTTGACGACCACGTTGCCGGTGGCGCTGATGGTGAGCCTTTGTTGCGCCGCGCTGAACAACAACAATCCGGTGGCTGCAGACGTACCAATACCCAACTGACTAGTGCTGGAAATCTCAGCCGTGTTAGTCAGCAATAAATCCCCGTAGGAAATATTCACCGCAGATCCGGTGAAAGATTGGGTCGCGTTGACCGCTCCTGCGCCAACGGTGAGCGCAACACCGGAACTGGGAGCGGGCAGTGTGACGTTGCCGCCAGAGGTCGCGGTGAACGGCGCTATCGATGCGGATTTGGAAGCCGATCCCACCAGCAGGAAATTCGTACCGTTATAGATCATGCCCAAAATCATGCCGGCGGTGAGTTGCCCGACAGCCACCGAACTTCCGTCGCCGTTCAGAACCGCTTGATTGCCCAAGCTGTTGACGTTGATGTTCACCGTCGATGACGTGTTCGTGTTTGAGAGCTTCACATCCAGTCGAACGCCGGCCGTGTAAGAAAACGTCTGCGGCAATGAAATGGTCACCGTGATCGTGTTCGCCGCGCCAGACGAATCGACGTAGTAATTCGAGAAGGTGGAAACGGCGTTCAAAGGCCCCGCAAGCGCCGTGAAATTGTTGTCGAGCTGCGAAAGCGGGATGGGGCCGTTTTGCGCCTGGAATTGATTCGGAACCGTGACTGAGCCTGCCATTACTGCCACCTTGCCCTGAGTTTGTAATCCATGTCGGTTGCGCTGAACTGATAGATCGAAGCGGCAGCCTTGATGGTGAGCCCGACATATTTCCCGTACACGCCAGGCGCGACCGAGTTATATAGCAGGTACGCGAACGAGTTCCACAGCACCGTCACACCGGAGTTGTTCTGCCAACTGACGACGTTGCCGGCGTTGTTCTGCCACGCGACGCCGCCATTCGCCGCGAGCGCAACCGCCTGCTGAGAGTTGTTCACCGTGTCCACCGTCATCGTGAACGATCCCGAGAACACCGAGACCGTGACCTCGAATCCTGCGCGGATCACCTCTTTGTCGGCGAGGTTATCTTCCATAGGCCAAAGCGGCGTCGAAACGACGGTCGCGGGGCCGGTGGTCGGATCCGCGAACAACTGATACAGCTTGTTGGCGATCAGACCGAACAGCGCCGGCTGGTTGCTCACGAGCCCGCCGCCGATGAACGTCAGCGAGCCGTAATTAGCGAACCACCACTTCTCGTCGAAGTACATGGCGACCACGGTGTTCGACCCGAAGTTGGGATCGTTCAACCGCTGCACCAGGAATCCGCCGCAGATCTTGTTGTTCGACACCGCGGCGCCCGCGGAGATCTGCAGACCCGTGTTGATGTACTTCCACGTGCCGTCGATGTCTTTGCTGATCTGCTCTGCCTGCACGCCGTAGAGCGCCCATGCGCCGTACTTGTTCGCAAAGCAAAACCCGCGGCCCAGCGGAAAGAAGCTGCCTGGCTGGTCCGACCCGATGATGTTCTGAATCGTCGTGTTAGTGAACAACGGCGTGGGTGGGCTGGCCCCAGACGGGACATACACATCCGAGATGGCCGCGATCGACGAAGGCCCGACGATGTAGAGGTAGCTGTTCTGGCTGTACAGTCGGGTGACGGTGTTTCTCAGCGCAGGATCGGTCAGGGCCAGTGATCCGGCTCCATTTGCGACGGTGAAGGACGCTGCGGAGTAATCGTCAGCGCCCGAGAACGTGATGAGCCGGCCCTGCACGATCCAGACTCGGTCGAACGCCACAGCGATGTCGGTTCCGGATGTCGGAACCCCTGTACCCGATATGAGCGTGACGGCGCCGGATCCGGGCCAATTGTAGTAGCCGCTGGAATCGATGAAGAGAGCTTCGGTGTTTTTCCACTGCACGACTCTGGATCCGGAGCCCGCAAAACCGGTCGCAATTTGTGAAGAGGTTTGAGCGATGATGTTATAGGCATAGACCTTCCCCGAGACCGAGAACAGGATGAGGTAATCGACCCCCAGCAGGTTGATGTACTGAAACCAGTAGATCGTATCGGTGCCATAATTCACGAGCGCCGCGGATATGTTGTTGCACGTGCGCACGTTGCCCGGTCCGATGGGCTGCATGTTTTCTAGATTCCAGAAGGTGTCCTCGGGCTGGGTGTTCCTTGAGGACTGGGTGTTCACGCCCTTCCATTGGGCGAAAACCTTCGTGCCTCGAGGTTCCTCGCCCTTCGCGGGGATCTGGTTGGCCACGGGCTACGTCTGATAGGGATTGGGTAGGACGCGGGTCTGGAACACGCGCTGCGCGCGCAATCCTTCGCGCGAATACTTCTTCTCGAACATGTCCGCTTCGCCGTACGACTGCTCCTTGAATTTCGCCAGATGCGCGGCGTAATACTTGACCGGCGCGTTGAACGGCGCGGGGATCGTGTCGGTGTCCGTGGTGAGCGCGAGCGCCGCAGGCTCAATCGCGCAATCCCAATCGGTGATGTACGCCTGATCGGGCACCGGCCCCACGTAGATATTGAGCGCCCCCATGCGCGTGAACACCACGGGCCGCGTCTGATAGCTCTGGTACGCGCGCACGTAGGCGTCGAACTGCGAGAACGACATGTACAGCATCTTGTACCGCGCATTGCCGTAATAGAGGCTGATGCCCATCACGTCGATCACGTTGTTGAGCATGGGAGTGGGCGCGGTCGCGACCGTGGCCGCGATCGGATAGAGTTCCTGCGCGGCCACAAGAGGGATGGACGTCACGAGCTGCCGGAGGCATTTCGTGTCGCTCGCGATGCGGTTGCGGGCGATGTTGATGTAGCCCGTCAGTTCGGTGACCGGCCAGAAGTTACCGTTCGGATCATGGAGCAACTGCTGAACTTCGGTCAGATACGTCTGCAGTGTGTACGCCATGATCCCTCAATCAGAAGTTATCTTCGCCCTCCGCTGACTCCGCTTCGCCGATCCGCGGGCCGTTAGGGGGTGAGTTGAACCCACCCCCCTCCGTTCCACCAGCATGCGCGGGGGGGCCAGCGGCGCCGGTACTGTGCGGCAGGGCCTTGCGGCCCTTGCCTTTTTCCTTCGGCGCCTCGATCAGTTCGGGCGGATCTTCGAAGGAAATTTTCGCAAGCATTTTCAGGGCGACGTCCATTTCATCGCTGGATTTCGCCCATCCCAACCGGTTGAGCGCCTGCGTCTTGTCCTCGCGGCCGAAGTCGAACACGTGGCGCGCGACCTCTTCCGGCACGTCCAAGGGGACGCCAGGCTTAAACACGTAGTCCCGGCCGGCGTAGCGGCCGTGAACGGTTTTCTCGTTCCCGTTCGTGACCCGGATGTAGTTCATCCGATCTTCCATCATGGCTGACATTCAAGGCCCCCCAGTCAGATTACAGAATGATCGACGCGCGCGTGGTTCCCGCCGATCCCGATGCAAAAATCGCCGTGCCGCCCACGCCGTCCATCCAGACCTGTGCGCTCGATGACGCCGCGGCCAGCGTGCGGAACACGGGCGCAACCGCGGGCGTGTTGCCGGTGGTCGAATCGTAGATCAGCGAAGTGTTGTCCGGGTTGTACTGCACCACGCAGTTTGCGCCCAGCACCATGTTCACGTTGTTGGTCTGCAGCGGCGTGCCCTGCGTGGTTGCACCCAGATACGACGGGCCGCCCGCGAACGCCGACTGCACGTTGACGTTGAAATTCGGGATGAACACCGGGATGAAAGACGCGCCGGTCATCGTGGCCGCGGTCACGGTCGTATAGATCGTGATCGTGGTCGTCGACGGAATCGACAGGATGCGGAAGATCGGTCCGTTCAGCGTGCCCACGCCGGTCTGCCCGGTGACGCCCGTGAACGTGCCGAAGAAGTTGGGCATCGTGCCCGACGCCGGCTGCATCGTGAGACCGTGCGCCGCGGTAAACGTGATGGTCGCGATGTTGTTCGCGACCGCGAACGTGCCCGACGCGCCCAGCGCGACCGGAACTTGGGTCGTGGTCTCTTCCAGACCGAACACGTACCCCGGAACTGCTATTTTGAGGTCTGACATGGCGTGCTCCTAGATGGTCAGGAAGTTGAAGCCGGACACCACGCCGCACGCTCGAGGCTTCGTCAGCACCAGCTCTGCCAGTGTGAGCACGATCCCGATGTACCCCAGTTGGTAGTTCGACAGCAGCGATTCGAACCCCGAGAACGCGAAGCTTGCCTGATCGTGAACGTACAGGTTCATGTAGTTCGTGTTGATGAGGTAGAGGATTCCTTCGGGGCAGTAGGGGTCGGCGTAGATCGGAACTCCCGCCACGTCAAGAGCGCGGAAAGCGGCACGCGGCCGATCCGCGTCGGAATCGAATCCGTTACCGGGCTGGATCTGATACGACTCAAGAGAGACGAAGTTCTGCGCCAGGAGCGTCCAAGTGCCGAATCCCATGATGCCCATCGTGGGCATTTCAGCGCCATTCTTGTTCACCCCGCTGATGTACTGCAGGACGTTCAACCGCGTGGGCGCCACCGCGCCGGCGGCGTACCGTTTGCTCTGCCACCACGTGTTCGCGGTCCGGTTGATGTTGCCGTAGGTCACGAGGTTCGTGCCGTCGTCGACCGCGCCTGGCAGACCGATGAACTGGTTGGCCACCGTGTAGTTGTTGTAGAGCGCCTGCGACGCGGCATCGGCCATATTGTTGGTCGAGTCGTTCATGCGCGCCTCGATCAGCGGGATCACCGCGTGATCGAGCTGCACCGCGCCTTCCATCCCAAGGAACGGAATGGGCGTGATGAGCGATTTCAGGTTGAACTCGCCGACGAACGCGCCCTGCTGCGCGAGCGGCTGCGCGAACGCGCCCGAGTAGTCCGACCACTGCGTGTTCACGAACGACTGGCCCTGGACCGGGACGGTCACGCTCGAGACACCGCCGCTCGCGGTCTGGGCGTTGGCCAGCAGTGCGGCGAACAACGGCGACGTGTTGTAAATCTGGACGACCATCTTCGGGATAAATGCGCGCCGTGTAACATAAGTTAGCTCGGTGCCTATGTTCCCAGAGGGAATTATTCCCTGTCCAAAAACGGGCATATGTCAAATCCTTTCAACGACTTGCGTCGATTTTAAGTTTTGGTACAATGCCCCCACCAACCACTTAGGAGTACCATGATGCCCAGCGGTGTTTACAAAAGGAATGGTGTGATGATGGGCGCTCCGCCTGTCATCAAAACCTGTGAATACTGCGGCGAATCGTTTGAATCCAAAGCAGCGCATGCGCACCGCCGGATTTACTGTTCCAAGCCGTGTCAGCATCTCGGCAAACGAGCCAAGGTAATGGAAGATCGCGTGTGCGTAGGCTGCGGCAAAGAATTTCGCATCACCCGACACCGAAAAGACCGGTACTGCGGTCGCGCGTGCGCCAACAGAGGCATGGCCGAAAGCAAGCGAACATGGTACGAAACGCCTGACGGGTATGTGGCCAGTGGTTTTACGATTGACGGCAAACAGCGCACAGTTTTGCAGCATCGCTACGTAATGGAGCAACACCTTGGTCGCCCATTGAAAGCGTTCGAAAACGTGCATCACAAAAACGGAGTGAAAAACGACAACAGGATCGAAAACCTTGAAATCTGGGTGACCCGACAACCCAAAGGTCAGCGCGTTGCTGATCTGATTGATTGGGCGGTCGCGTACCTGCGGCAGCATGGATATAAGGTGGAAGCGCCGGCTTAGCGCTTCGCCCTCAACTCATTGATTGCCTTGAACGCTTCGCCGCGCGCCCACGCCGAAGGATTCTTCTGAATCTCGGCCATGTTGTCCGGCATCCGGATCGGGGTCACGTTGGCGGGAGTGGGCGGCGCCAGTGCGCTCTGGCCCTTCAAATAATTGATCGCCGTCTCGTACTTGAGAATCTTCTCCTCGGTCATGCATTTCTCGACCGTTTCGACGTCGAGACCGGCTTCCCGAATCAGGCGGTGATTCTCTTCGCGCCGCGCGCGCACGTCGCGCTCAAGCATCTGCTGCTCAAGGGACTCGATCTTCTCCTGCTGCTTCTTTGTCTCGGCCGCGATCTTGTCCTCAAGATCGATGTCGTCGAATTTCGCCGTGGGCTCGACCTTCTTGTAGAGGCGCTTCGCCTCGCGCCCCAGTTCCGGGTGGTTGAACAGCTTGCGGAGCGCGGCCGACTCGCGCTGCTCCTGCGTCATCCCTTCCAGGCTCACGAGACGGGCACTTTCTTGATGGTGCCGGCCGGCTTGCGGATCGTCATCTTGTTCTTGAACGTCTTGCTGGCGCTCGAGAGACCGCCGAACTCGGCGTACCGCGGTGGGTTGACGATCATCCCGTCGTCGATCACGTTCGACAACGGATCGCGACCGGAGAGGTTGTCACTGGGATTGAAAAGACGGGTTCCGGACATGGTTCATGCTCCTGGCGGTGGGGGAGCGCCTGCGCCCTGCGGCGGTGCGCCTCCCGGTGGTTTACCTTGCGGCGGCTGACCGGGGCCGGCAAGGCCCTGCAGCATTTGCATCTTCTCGGCGGGGGTGAGTTCCTCGGTCGAAGATTCATCCTTGCCGAATGCTTTTGCGAGCGCGGTCAGCGCCTTCAAAATCGCTTGTCCTTTCGCGTCACTCGTACCGAAAGCCGGCAACGCGCGCTCCAGCAACTTTTTGGCGAGCATCGCGTTGACCGCGCCATCTTCCTCGGTGCCTTCCTTCTTCTGCGGCGACAGCATCGGCGCGGCGCTAGGCGGCGGTGTCTGTCCGGGCTGCATGCCGGGAGGTCCAGGGGGCGCACCTTGCGGTGGCTTGCCGCCGTTCGCTGCCATCACCTCGGGGCTTGCGCTCATGCGACGAGATCATTATGTGAAATCTTGTAGGAGTCAAGGAAATTGCGTCGCGCAAATGAAAAGACCCCGGCTGTCCGGGGTCTCACTTGGGATCGATCAAGTCCTAACGCTTGGACTTCCGACCACGTCGCTTGCGGCGCATAAATGCTCTCCATCTACCAAGTTAGACCCCCACTCCGAGACTCCATCATCGCCGAGTCTTGCGCTTGTGTCTACGCATGATTACCTCCCGCGTGGCATCGCCTTCGCCCTGATCTCCATTTCCTTCAACTGTTCCTCTTTGGCGGCCTTGGCCGCTTCCGCAGGTTCAATCTCCGACTCGTAATCGTAGATCAACTGCTCGCGCATGGGAACATTGACGAGCTGCAGCAGTCGCTTCTTGCTGATCGCGCCGACCTTCACCAGTTCGAACGCGATTTGCGTCTGGTCCTCCATGAAGATCGGCGAGTTGCTGTGACCATCGACCTTCACCACGAAATCGCTCGAGAACTGGTGCAGGATGAACTGGGTGGGATCCTTGCCCTCTTCTTTCAGCCGCCGCTTGTCATACTCCTGCTTCACTTGCAGCATCAGGGTCGCAAGCTTTTCGAGCGAATCTTCGACGATCATCGCGCGCTTTTTCACTCGAGACGATCCCAACCGCGCGAGTTGGCTCGCGTGGCCGCTCGACCGGACGCCGGCTTCGCCCTTGCCCTCCATCACGTTATTGATCCCCGAAATATCCGAGAACATCGCCTCGATCCGATCGACGTCGGTGAAGAGATCCTGCGGGATCTGCGGCGCGAGTTCGTCGACCTTCGCACCCGGCATGTCGGTGTTCACCTGGCCGTCCGGCGTGTCGAACGCGAACGCGACCTCATCCGTGATGCCGGGGAAGCCTGAGAACGCCTTGGGCGGTCGCGCCTGCTTCGACATCATGTGACGCAGTTCCTCCCACCGTTGGTTCAGGAGATCCTGCACCGGGATCAGGCGCTCGACTTCGATGTAGCCGAAGAAGTAATCGTAGGCCGGGATCGGGCAGACCTGCGTGAACGGCAGTTCGGCCTTCATGAACAGGTGCTCCAGCGGCCGGTCGTACACCAGGACGTAGGGATCGGCCATCGTGACGACTTGATAATCGTCGGTCTCGTCGTTCCAGACGTACATTTCCTGCATTTCGATCATCGGTTCGGCGACTTTCGGCATGTAGCGTTGGATGATCGCGAGATCGAAGTCCAGGTTGCCGATCACCATCGGCGAGGAAGCCGACGTGATGATGCGATCCAGGGGCGAGACTTGCGCGGTCGCGATTTTGGGGCCTTTCACGACGTGCGTCAGGATCTCTTCGCGCCTGGGGTGGTACTTCAATTCGTTTCGCAACTGCGATTCGGTGATGTAGTACGTGTGCGTGACCGCTTCCTGCTCCGAAAGCATGGGCGTGTCCTCGCGCAGCACGCCGAAGTTGTGCGGATCGACCACGTACGGCCGGATCGACTTGCCGTTCCACATCGTCTTGATGAAGGTCGAGCCGTACACCAGGGACCACAGCAGGGCGAGCCCGAACGTGATGTCCATATTCGACGAGTTCCACTCATCGTTCAGCGCCTTGTTCACGCTCGCGAGCTTTTTGAACTCCAGATCGGAGACCGAGACGCCGAGCTGCGTCGCGAACCGCGTCGTTTCCTGGCTGTAGAGGAACGAGGTCAGTTGATCCAGGTGAGGATAGAGCTTGTTGTACCGCGCGGGGGACTGCGACGAGCCATCCGACCCGTACATGTAATAGTTCCGCATCGTCTGATACAGCCGGCGCCGATCGCCGCGGCTCGCGTTGCACGACTGCGCGGTAGCCTCATAAAAGGCCCACCGATCGTCCGTGTTCTTGGGGATCAGCATTTATTCGGACGGCGGCCGGAACGGCTGGTGCTGGATGATTGGCGTCGGCCCCGTGAACTGCGACTTGACCTCGGCGATGCGGTTCTCTGGCGCTGCACCATAAGCCTGCGGGCTTACCGTCTTGGGCGCCTCACCGCGCTGAGACCAGCCAGGCGCGGCATGGTCGACGTGGCCCCAGTGCGGAGCGTGGGTCGGTTGTCGGCGCATCGCCTGCATCACCGATTCGCCGTCGCGCACGGTGGGGATGTCGCTCATGCCGTAGGATTCGGCGAGCGATCGCGCGGTGCCGTCAGCCTTGTCGGTCGAGGCGTGCCGGATGGCCGGCGCGGTACGGATTTCCTGCACGACGAACCGCGGGCTGCAGCCGTGCGGGCATTTGCCTGTTGAATTTTCAAAAGGACCGTGTCCGTAACACCTGTATTCACGAACAATTTTTGGCACGGTCGCGTCTCCGCTTTTCTACTGCCGCATGCTTTGCTTTTTGCTCTGGATTTTGACTTTTGATTCTGTCGATCTCCCGCTTGCAGTCCACGCATATTCTTCTGTGAGTCAATTGGCGCCAGTTATTGTGGCCTTTGGCGCAAACATCCCAAGGTCTGCTGCCGTGCCTGTTTTTCGAGACCATGTCGCGCATGTTATCTTCGCGACTGCCTACAAAAAGGTGGTCAGGATTGACGCACGCTCGAATATCGCACGTATGGCAAACGTGCATTCCATCAGGGATTGGTCCTTTGAAAACCTCATAAGAAACGCGGTGCGCGCCGCGCTGCTTGTTCCGATAGCAGACTTTGCCGTACCCTGTGGCTGCGCAAATTGAACCCGTCCAAATCCAGCAACCGCGGCTATCTTGAGGTGCTACGTTTGCCAGGATTTTTTCCCTGATGTCCATCAGCCCTATTTACCATACTTCGGGTGCGCGCTACTATTTGCGTGAGCATTCCCTGATGAGCGGTCTCGGGCCGGGACTCACCGGCCCATTTTTCTACAGCTTCCAGGTCGGCGTTCGCGCAAACGCCTCGTGAAAGTCCGGCAGACGCGGAGGGGGTTTGACCTTGTGAGGGACCATCCTGACGCCATCGACCGTGACCTGCATGTGGATCATGCGGGGCCGGTTCACGACCGGGGGCCGCGGAGGGTCCGTATATACACCTTCGACGCGACCAAACTGATAGCGAGTGGGGACTATGTAACCGTCGAGGATTTCGTTGATTCTCGCGGTCAGGCGTACCTGCTCCTTCGGCCAGATCCATCCCGTCGTGAGCTTGTACCGCATCGAGTCGGGGTTCATCCCCAGCGCACGCTCCAACCCGTTTTCGCCGCGGGGCGCCCAGCCGTAGGCGGGATCGCTGACGAGCACACGCAGCCAGTAGCGAATCTCTTCAAACCGCATGACGTGAGGTGAGATGATCTCGTGCGGGTGATCGCGCGTGTACCAACGCCCGTTGCGAGCCTGGACTTTCATCCCGTGATGTGTTTCACCGCCCACATGACGGCTTCTTCCAGTTTCGTCAATGACAGCGACAATTCTCGCGATTTTCCCAAGGAGGCAATATAAGTGTGTAGCGCAAGGGCATCATCTTTGACCTTGAGCATGGCTGCTTTTTCGGCGTCGCTCAGGACTTTGTATTGATGCCGCATCACATTGTTTACGGTTCTGGCATCGCTCGTCGAATCCACATACTCTGTCATCACGGTCTCCTCATTGAAGGTGTTTGCTTGATCCCGATCTTTTTCAGGTAGTTCGCCACCATCTTGTCGACCACGCCACCCGGCGATGCGCCTTCGGCCTGCGTCACCAGTTCGCGTGTGGCGTTCACGGTGAGCAACTTCGTGCGCTCCTGGTCGTTCCAGGTCACGCACGCGAGCGCCGCGGCGATCACGCGATCATCCTTGGATCGATCAGGCGCGGCCGGCGCAGCTCCGCCCTCGCGCACGATCGATTTCATTTCGTCCAGCAACCCTCGAGACCGGACCTCGACCATCCCGCGCTCGTAGTAGTCGCGGAACGTGTTCATCATGCGCTCTTTGAAGTCGTGGCCCATCAAAGTGTGGATACCCATCGCGCTTGCGGTGATCCCGTCCAGCCGCTTGTAGAGGTAAGAGCCCATGTTCCGCGTGACCGCCATCAGGGTCCGCGCCTCGCGCTGCTGGTTGTCGTTCTGCCCGCGCGCGACCATCGCTCGCTTCATGTTTTGGAGTTCCGCGAGGACCGATTGGCCTGGCCCGTTAATTTCCAGATTGACGCGACAAGGCTCATACGCTCCCGCCAAGTAAGCCAGCACCCACGCGAAGCTGTATGTTGCCATGTCGGGATCGACGAACTCGGCAACTTGAACGATGCCGTCAGAGTAGCAACGCCAAACAGAGAGGCAGAACCGATCGGCCCACTCCGAAGATCCATATGCAGGGTCAGCTCCCATGACATAGGTTCCCTTCGCTTTCGGTTCCTCCCAAACGCGAAGGGTCGCCAGCTTTTCAGGAGTGGCGAGCAACGTAGTGTCGCTAAACGTGGTGCCGATCTGGATTCGGTAGTATCGGGGTCGGTCAAAAGTTCTCTCCCGCTTGTAGCCATCGCTGATTGAAGATGCTGTAAAGAACTGCGAACCGGTCGCGATGAAGGCATGGTTTTCGGTCGGCGGGAACTCCTGCATCATCGTCTGCTCGTCGCCGATGTCCTCCGCGATTTTCCAGCGCCACCACGCAAGCTGCGTGTCGTCGATCTCGCGTTTGTAAAGCGCCTTCACTTCTTTGATCCACTCGCGTTCCTCGGACGTTGGCCGGCCTTTCATGCCGTAATAGGCTTTCCAGACATCGGAGTGCCGCTTCGCGCGATAGAAGTCGTTCGCCCAGAACGACACGAATATCGCCTTCTGCGTCACCGCCTTCTTCGCTTCCTCCCACATGTCATAGAAGTGGTTGAACCCGCGCGCGGTTGACTCCCAGTGGTAGAACCGTCTGGGGTTTGACTCCGCGAGCGATGCCTTCAAGGACTTAAGTCCATCGGGATCGCCCCACGAACTTATTTCGGTCGCGTGGAGGAAAGGGATGGCTGCAGACCGGCCAAGTCCGCCGCCACCAGTTTTTCTTTGGCCGGCAACGCGATACATGAGCCGGGATTTGTTGGCGAAGATTTGCGCGTTTCGGTTGTTGACGAGCCGGCGTTGCTTGAACTGTTCCGGCAAGCCGTCATAATACATATCGAGTGTGACCCGGAACTGGTCGCGCGATGGCTCATCGTGAGTAACAAGCATTCCTGACATGGCTCGATATTTGAAGATCCAGTACAGGTCAAACGCCAGCGATATAGTAGAGATGCCAATTTGCCGACACTTAAGGGTGACGAAATTTCGCACTCCATTTTCCATTCCTTGTGCGATTTCGTTGGCGACGTGGGTCTGTGTTCCGAGTAGCGATCGTCCAAGATAAACCTCCCCCTGTTCCTTCGTGTCGATTTTCAGCGCGTTGCAGAATCGATAGAACGCCTTGAGATCGAAAACCTCGCTCACTTGCGCCGTCCGGCCCACAGGATAAACGCGGTCGCGATGATGAACACGAACGACATGATCCACGCGAACGGCCAGTCCCAGTGATTCACAACGACCATCTTCGTGCCGCTGGGCAACTGAATGATCTCGCCCTGATGCGCGTTGTAATCCGGCATGTCGTCGGTCGGGATAGGACCTACTTGCTGACCACCTTCACCGCGTACAGGTTCGCAATTCGTTGCGCCTCCCGCATCACTTCGTTGTGACTCCATCCTTCTTCGCTCCTGATGATTCGCATGAGGATCGTGCGGTCGGCGGTCAGAAGTTCAAACGTCCAGAGGCATACGCCCGTGGCAAACTGTTCCTGCCTGACCAGCAGGGTCATCACTGCAGGATCGTGCTACCCGGCCCCAAGCGCGCGAGCGAGCGGGTTGTTTTCTCGATCTCGTCTCGAGTCGCGGCGAGTAAGTTGTTCACCCGGATGAGCGCAGCCGCGATGTCCTCGTCGGACACCTCGCGCGAGTCCTGGTACACACCGATCACGATGCCGCGCTGCAAGGCGCCGTCCAGATATTGGATCGCGCGGATCAGCGGCGAGTAGTCGGGCTGCGCGTCAGGTGGGTGGCGGCTCGTGCGCTGCATCGGGGGTGGCTCCTGCCGGTGGGGTGTCCGCTTTCGGCGGCCCGTTGTTCACGATGTGATTCTTGAGCGCAGTCGCCTGCCAGCGCCAGTCGTGAATATCCAGGGCGACGCGGCCGTACACCCGCTCGTAGATTTCGCGGATCGCGTGCATCAGCCCGTGGATGTTTTTCGAGGCGACCGCTTCGGCGGCTTCGAACCGCGCCTCGCCGTGGCGAAGCAACTCCTGCACTTGTGCGGCGGTGTCCATCAATAGTCCAGGTCGCTCATGTGGACGTCATCCGCGATGGGGTTTGCGGCGGTGCGCTCATCCGTGACGAGGCGGATCCTTGGTTCGTCCCGCGGCCCGGCACGTTCGACCGGAGCGCCTCCCCCTGCGAACGCGCTCTGAGGGAGTCCATAGCCGCCTTCTGCGCTTGCGGCGTGGTCTGGGTCGGCATGATCCGAGCTGCGGTCGCCATGCCTGGCGGTCGGATGCCCATCGGCGAGTCTGCCATGATCGCGGTCCTCATTGGGTGCCAAGTAGACGTTCCGGGTGGCCGGGTGGATGGAGAAACCAAATACACGTTCTTGCGGCACAGGGCAAGCGACGCAGGGTTCCCAGATCGACACGTTGTGGATGCAGAACCTCGGGACCGGCAACGGCTTGAAAGCCGGCTGCGCGGGCGCTTTCAGTTTGCCGGCCATCGTGTCAGCCGCTTCCTTCACGCGCACGCCCAGCATGGCGGCGTCGATGTTGGGATCGGCGCACAGCCCGCGGATCATGTAGCCGAACTCTGTGGGGGTCATCGTCCTAATGCCTCGCGCAGCCGCTCGTTCTCAGCCCGCGCCTCGTCGCGCTCCATACCCTCTTTCAACAATGCTTGCTGCGCTTCAAAAAGCGTTTCGCGCGCCTCATCCAGCATCCGCAGCAGCGTGCGGCGGTCCCAGCCCGCAACGTCTAACCCCGTCTCGTAATTTTCTGCATCCCGCGCCCGGATCGCCGCCTCTAATTCCTGATCGCTCATGCGCGTCTCAACTTCGCGCGCGGCCGGACGCGCAACTCGTTCAGTTTGGCCGTCAGTCTGTCGATCAGCAAAACCCGCGACGCCGCATCCCGCATTGCGATGTCGAGCAACCGCAGCAGTTCGCGCCGGTCGGCCACCGCCGCGGTGCCGTCGCGGTCGTCGTACCCCACGCGCAACCGGATCTCGTCCAGGGTCGGGCGGTTCAAAATTCGGTTTCCGAGAAGTCGGGCACGGTTGCGCGCGGGGAGCGTTTCGTTGCAGGAGCGGCGGCCGGCGTTGCGCCTAAGTACGATTTCACCAGTTCGATCATCACGTCAGCCTGCGTGCGCCGCGCCTCCGCACACTTCACTTTGAACGCATGGAACGTCTCGTCGTCGACTCGAGCGGTCATCGTTTTCACTCGTCGCCCTCCGTGACTAGCCAGCTTGCATTATTTCCTACTTCGCTCGTTTAAGCAACTGCTTGACGCGCTGCAGCAGCGTCGGCGGTTTCGGTGGCTGGGGCTTGCAGTCGGGCTCGTGGTCCGGGTGCCAAGGTACGAGCGTGCCATCGATCTCGAACGGGGTCTCGCCGTCCCATTCGACGAAGTTCACCAGATGCCCGTTCCGGTCGAAGTGCGAGTATTTCATCACCACGGTATCCAAAGGCCCAAGACACTACTATAGGTCATGCGGATCGCGCCGCCCAACGCGATCGTGATCGCGGCGTTCGCCACCGCGGGGGTGTACGTGATCGTCGTGATCGTTTTCGAGGACACGATTATCAGCTCGTCCCCGTTGTTGGGCGACGAGGGCATCTGCAGCGTGAGCGTTGCCAGGAGCGCGGCCGGCGTCAGGTACGCGATCAGCCGGCCAAACTGAGCGGGCGCGTTCGGCAGCGCGACGGTCGAGCCCGCGGTCGGTGAGGCGGTGAACACGATGTCCGTCTGCGTGGGCGTGACGGTCGGCGGCGTCCACACGCCTCCGATATAGGTGCCGCCGATCACCGCGTTCTGCCCGGTCGCGAGCACGAGGGAGTTCGGCGACACGTTGTACGTCGACACGCCATCCCAGACGACCAAATCGACGATCAGACCACCCGGCGTAACTTCGGCGTAGAGGGACATATCAGAAGTACGTTATCACGATGACGAGCCCCGCGCCGCCCGCGCCGCCGACACCGGCCACGCCCGTGGTCAGCGCCGAGCCACCGCCGCCGCCGCCGCCGCCCAAATAGCCCGCGCCGCCTGCGCCACCCGTAAACGTCGAAATCGCCGAGCCGCCGCCCGAGCCGCCCGTACCCGCACCGAACGCTCCGGCCAAAATAGTGGCTGTTGAGCCGTTCCCGCCAGCGCCGCCATTGCTTGAGGCTCCCGCGGTTCCGCCGGCTATTGAAGAGCCTGAGCCTGTGAGCTGTGCGGAGCCGCCCGCGGTGGTTGCCGGCGTCGTCGTCACCCCGCCACCCGATCCGCCAGCGCCGCCGCCCGTGAACAATAACCCCGCTGTTCCCGACTGCCCTGCACCCCCGCTCGCCGTGCCGGAACCTCCGCTGCCGCCGCCGCTGACCCCTTGAATACCGCCTGACGTCGTACCGCCTGCGCCGCCGCCTGATGCGCCGCCCGCGCCGGCCGCACCAGACGATCCTGACGATCCTGCGGAGCGCGTACCGCCGCCGCCTCCACCTCCGGAAGTCGCGGCACTGGCACCGGCCGAACCGCCGCCGCCGCCATAGGCAATCATCAGCGAACCAAACTGCGAGTTGCCGCCGATGCCGCCTGCGCCGGCTGCCGTGCCGGCGGTGCCCGCAGCGCCTACAGTCACGGTCTGCGGTGACGTCACGGCGGATGCCGGAAATAACGCGCGCCATATCGACCCGCCGCCGCCGCCGCCGCCGCCCGAGTTCGCCGTGCCGCTTGCGGTTGTGATCCCGCCGCCGCCGCCGCCGCCTCCGGCGATGACGTACACTTCGACCGCTTTATAGTTCGACGCGACCGCGGTCCACGTGCCGCTCGTGGTGAACGATTGCACGTTGATCGCGCTGACGTTGCCAGGCGTGGTGAGCCCCAGCATGGTCTGCACCTGCGCGACGGTGAGCGCCGACTGGTTCGCCGTGCTCGCTGTGTTGTTCCCGATGATCGTGTTCGCCGCGATCTGCGACAGATTCGCCAACGGCACCCAGTTTGCGATCGTGTTCAACATCGTTTCTAACTGCGCGATGCTGATCGCCTGCACGTTCGCCGTCGCGCCCGTGTTGTTCGCCAGAATCGTGTTCGCACCGATCTGAGCCACGTTCGCGAGCGGCACCCAGTTCGCAATCGTGTTCAACAGGGTCTCAACCTGCGCGACCGTGAGCGCCGTGATATTCCCGGTCGACCCGCTCACGTTTCCTAAGATCGTCGAGTTCGCGATCTGTGCGATGTTCGCGAGCGGCAACCAGTTGGCGACCGTATTCAGCAGGGTCTCGACCTGTGCTGGGGTGAGATCGGCGACGTTCGCGACAGATCCACTGGCGTTCCCTCGTAGCGTATTCGCCGCGGCCTGCGCAATCGACGAGAGCGGCACCCAGTTCGCGATGCTGTTCAGCATCGTCTCTACTTGAGCGATCGTGAGCTGCACGGGCGCGGCCGTGCTCCCGGTGTTGTTACCCAAGATAGAATTCGCCGCCGTGGTGTACTGAGTGAGCGCGCCCGAGGCGCCGGCCAGCAGTCCCGACACCGTGGTCGACAGTCCGATGGCCGGCGTCGACGTGGGGTTCGTCACCGTCGCCGCGAACCCGTTCTGCGAAGGCACGCTCACACTGGTCACGGTGCCGCCGGAACTCGAGCCCGGAACGACAAAGGTCGAGCCGTTCGAGACGACCGCGCCCTGATCCGTGGTGTAGGCGATCGTGCCCGAAGGCTGCGCGCCGCCCGCGTTCAACTGGGCGAGGGTCAAGGACGCGGGAGGGTTGGGGACGAACGCCGAATTGCTCGCGCCAGGCGCACCCACGCCGGCGCCGGGGACTGTTAAGCCTTGGGTCAAAAGTTAGCTCCTGCTATCGGCCCCCGATGCAGTGTTCCACGTGGAGCATTATGTGTAAACCCCAAGCTCCCGAAGCCGGGTGCGCAGCATTTCAGCGGTTTTCTGCCGTCCCTGCCGGCGGTTCGTGCCTGGCATGATCCGCACCCCCGGAGGGATCTCCTTCGCGCACTTACGCAGATTGCAGATCGGGGCAAGGAGCTGCAGGTTGGACGGCCAGTGCGTCCCGCCTTTTGCTCGAGGCACGATGTGGTCGATGTGGTACCCCAAATCCAGGTGCCGGCCGCACCCGCACGCGCAGAGTCCGCGTTGCTTGCGCTCAAGCGTCCGGATGTCCGCGATCGTGAACCGGCCTTCACCCTCCATCCGCTGATGCGCCCGAATCCGTTCTGACGGTCTCAGACAACGCTTGCATTTGTTCCGGTAGATATAACTGCCGTTCGGCCGGCGCCCACCGCGGGAGAACTGCCCCAGCGGAAGCATCGCGTGGCACATCAAACATTCATACAAAGACCCTTCTATCCTGCGCATTACTTTCGGCTCTGCTTTTCGACCGTATCGCCGTTCGTATCTAATTGCTTCTCGCGCTCGATCTCTGGCGCGCATTACAGGGTCGGATTTACGTTTCGCTGCTTTTTTCGCTTCTATTGCTGCGCGTCTTTCGGGGTTTTTTTCACACCATAACTGATGCCAATTAGGATGCTGTTTTTTCCATCGTTCTTGTGCGTCTTTTGCGGCTAATTTTTTGCATTCATCGCAGTATTTGTAACCAGTCGAGTATTTGAGCTGTTTGCAGCGCACGCAAACGATCTGACTTACGGTTCGATTACGCATTGAGACTCTTTATAAAATTGTGACTAAAAACTTTTAGCACACAAAAATTTATGGGGCAACTTCATTGCGAAGGCCCGCGTGTCCCGCCGCAACCCAAAGCGCCTGGCCGGTTTTCCGCCCCTCGCGATTTGACATAACGGGGCTGAACATAAGCCACGAAATCGGCCTACCGGGGCGCCGGCTGCTCGATTTGCGTCTACATTATGTCAACACAGAGCCGGCGATCCCGCCTGGCCGATGGTATCCCAGGAGACATAATGCGGCGAAAAACAGGGCCGGACGGGCGGTGTCTAGAGGTGGCGACATGCACCTCCCCCCGCTTATCCTTCTAACTCCTTACATGTAAGAAAGGGGGGTTTGGAAACTTCTTTGAGAGTGGCGGGGCGGGGGGTGAGAGAAACAGGAGGGGAGTACCACCTATATAATATATATATCTGTAAGTAATGTTATATGTAAGGTATACCCCTCCCGCCCTTTTTTTTCCGGCATTCTCGCACTTACCGATAAATTACCGAAGGATTTGCGATGAGTAATGCGAAGGCTTTTCACTACCTCATAAAGCGGCTCGGACCGGAAACGATTGACGCCTCAATTATTGACGTGCCGGAAGGCACCGAATTGAAGCTTGAATATGGAAAGTATTACTGCTTGTTTCCGGACGGGCGTTGGATGAGCAATGACCAACTACAGCGCAATCTTGAGGTGAAACGCGAGGCGTATCGACGTCGGCACGATTTGGGATGGCTGGCGGATTGGTCGGGGATCGATTTGGATTCGTGAATGACAACGCTGACAATCGTGTTTAAGATTTTGTGACTTGGATCACGCCACGGCGCGCTGCGGGGTGCGAGGATGGCTTCGACGAGTTCGACAACCGACGCGCCCTGAGCGCAGGAGTGATGAGACCATGATTGATCTTGACCTGACACCGAACACCTACCGCTTCGAAGTGCACTTCAGCACTGACGCAACCGATGGACCTACGTTGCTTGTGTACGCCACGGAAGTCAGCAACGCGATGGAGCATGCCGCGAAATTGATGCGCCGTCCGCAAAGCGATATTGAGACGGTACGCCGCATCGCGTAACTGACGCAGCGTGATGCACCTCACGGACACGGGGTGCATCGCGATGCGAAGCTACGCATCAGAGTCGATTAACCAACGCGCCTTCGAGCGCAGGAGTAGATGACCATGACGACGATGAAGAAAAAGCACTTCGAACTCATCGCAAGCGTTGCCAAGGGCGAACGCGGCGAGCACTTCGACAAACCGTACGGGCAGATGAATCCTTGGGAGAAGGGTACATACGATGCGTGGCACACCTACACGTTAAATCTGATGCACGCCCTCAAATCGACGTCGCCGGACTTCGACCGCGCCCGCTTCTTGGCCGCGTGCGGGATGGCGTCATGAAAACATATACAGTGGTGTTTGGTTCGTGCCGAGTGGTGTTTTACACGCTCTATCACGCGGAGCAATTCATGCGTGCGCTGGAACTAAACGGCACGCCGTGCGGGTTGCAGTCATGATTGTCACGCAACGGGACGCGCGTCGCATCATTGAGCGCGAGTATGGTCAAGATTTCGACTTCCGGCTGTTGGCAAAATCCACGCAAATCGGCGTGCGCCCGATGTGGCAGATTGAGCTTGGCAAAGTAATGTTGTGCTGGCTGAAAATCGCACCCGGTAAAGACAGTGCCGTGCGCATCGGTCGCTTGCTACCATCCGGTGACATCGATTGGTCTTACGAGGTGCAGTCATGAAGGCGCCTGCCCTGTCGAACGTGGAGTACGCCACGCGCGCGCGCATGCTGAATGCGCGCATCCTCTACCTCCTGCGCCGGTTGAAAACCGGCAGGGGGTGTCAGGCGGTGCTCATCGGCGAAATCGTGAAGGCGGCCAACGCGCGCCCGCAACGGCGCGAGGGGTTGCGCATCCAGGGTTGGACGGTTGTGGAGGTGGCGTCATGAGCATGCCCATCCGCAACGCTTACGTCGTCTGGGACTATTGGAATCACCAGATGCAGGGGCCGTATCGGTCGTTCCAGCTCGCCGATCGCGCGTTGCGTGCCTTACGCGCGCGCGCGCCTTACGCGCGCGCGCGCCCGCGCGCGAGGAACGATGGTCCGGCATCGAGGCGGTCGTACTGCCGATGAAAGACTCGCTGGGCCGTGCCATCTTGGATGTGCTGTGATGGCCGCGGTGAGGGAATCCGCCTCCTGTTTGTCGCATGAGGAGTTCGTGAACCGGTTCGCCGACTCAGCGGACCCTCTCGTGCGCGCGGCATGCCGGCGGCTCGCGGATTTGCTCGATGACCGAGAAGAGGAATGCGGTTTCCACCGCGATGAGGTGGAAGATTTGCAGGCTGATTTGACGGAAGAGCGATGCAAGACGTCGCAACTGCGCGATCAGCTTGTCGTGGTGGCACGCTTCATCGAAGATTTGCCGACCAGTTCAAAGAAAATTGAGGCGCGCGCGGCTAGTATTTTAGGCGAGATAGACAGCACTTTGAGGAACAACGCATGAACAGAATTACCGACAAGGATTTGCAGGCAGCGGTCGACAGAATTAACCGGATGCTGGGTATGCCGATGAAGCCGTACGAGAAGGATGCGGAAGGCCGCTATCACGCGCAGATCGGGAATTTCCACCTGTCCCACCAGTATGGTGGCGTTTGCGTGCATCGCATGTCGAATGAAGACGGTGGCGTTTCCACGCCGATCATGTACGCGCACGTGCCCAAGCGCGAGGCGTACGAGGCGATCCATGCGTTTATCCGCGGGCTTGAGTTCAGCGCGGATGTCACCCGCGCGCGCGAGGTGGCCGCGTGAACTGGTGGGACGGCGTGCCGTGGTGGGGCCGGGTGCTCATCGTCTGGGGAGCCGCCTCGGCAGCGCGATGGGCATGGGATGCCTGGCACGACATGCGGGAGTTCGACAGACGGTTCGGGCAGATCGATGAACAGCACTCGGAGTGACCTATGGTAACGTCCATTGTGATGGCGGTGGTCATCGTCTGGTTGTTGGCGAACGTGGTTGACTTCGCGCGCTACCTAGCCGACGAAGGGATGTTCTGGCGGCCGGTGACGCTATTGGCGTGCGTCGGGTGGGGTCTGTGGCACATCGCGGGTCTGTGAGAGCACCCGGCGCCCGTAGTTTGATGGTTTGAGGAGCTGCAGCTTAAGAGTTTTCAGGGATTGGTAGACCGCGGTCCGCCGGCACCCGGCTTCCGCCGCGATCGCAGTCACCTTACCCCCATGCTTGCTGAACAGGTGGCGCCAGTACGCGCGTTCCACGCGCGCGAGAAGCTCCCGTTTGGTCAGGGTGTGAACCCCACAGCGTCAAGGTAGGTCGTCAAGCCAGCCTGCCCGGATTGATCCTGAAAAATGAATTTGTAGAAGGTTGAGAGGTTCGAGGCCTGAATGGCGCTTAACGGAATGCTGCAGACAGACCATGATCCAGCGGCCAGCTTTGGGGAGCAATATTTGCCGACGTCGGAGACCCCCGCGCCCGTGCTGATGTCGCCCTCGAATTGGCCATTCGTGACGGTGTAGCGGTAAGCCCCCAGACTGTAGGTTTGTGCCGCGCTCGTGGGTTTGATCGAAATGGTCAGGTTGTTGTAGCTCGAGGTATTGAACGACGGCTGTTGCGTCGCGCTCGAAATGGGCGGATACGGCAACCAGAAACCGAACGCGGCATTGGTCTTGAACGCGATGTCTTTCGAGCCCGGTTTGCCGACCGTGTCGGCGTAATTGATGGTCGACGCGGCGCCCGACCAGTCGCCTGGCCAAAGGAACACCCCGTTGTGGTACACCCAGCTCGTTCCGGCCACGGGAGGCGCGACCACCGGGGGCACTCCACCGCCGGATCCGACCGGCGGGACGATAACGGTCGTCCCCTGCGCCGTGACGGTAACGGCGCCGTTGGTCTGCTGCGTAATCGTGATCGGAATGGTGATTTTGGTGGTCGTCTGAGCGGCGACGGCGCCGGCCACGAACAGAAGGCTAAAACACAGTGCTATTCGGTGGGTCAGGGGCATGGCGGGGTTCCTCCGTGATGACATCGGGGAGGCTATCAGAGTTGGGCCGCCATTTCCGCTCGACTTTGCCGTTCACGTACCGCACCCGGTTGTCCCACCCGTTGGCGCGCAGAATCTGACACACGCGCTGGCTGTGCGCTCGAGTGACGTCTTGCTTTCGCATATCCAGACAGTTGGCAAGGATGAGGTCCACCTGAACCGACTCCCGCGCGCGCGCGTAGGTCATGATGAGGTTTTCCCACGGGTCGATCATCCGCCTAGCTTCCCGCTGCCGCTCTGCCGCATCGTCGGGGACCGTCCACCAGTCCTCGCCGGCTTCAAACCGCTGGACCGCCTCGGCAAAGAGTTGCGAGCGGTTCTCGCGCAGCCAGTCCCGGTCGATCCGGCCGCAGCGGATGGGCCAGAAGCGGCGCGCGCCCGTGTCGTCCGTGTTCCAGTCGTCCGAGTTCGTCGTCCCGGCGAAGAGGCACGTGCGCGGGTGGTCGGCCGCCTCGCGCTCGTACGGCTTCCGGTACGTGTCCGTGCGGGTCGACATGATGTTTTTGACCTTACGGATGTCGGCGCGGCTGAACGCCTCCATTTCGGCGATCTCGCCCAGCAACTTGCCGCGCAAGCAAAGATAAAAATCCTTGTGGTTGACGTTCTCGTGGATTTCCACGAAGTAATCGCCACCAATGATCGACAGCGCGGACGACTTAAACGCGCCCTGTGCCCCCTCGAAAACCGGCATGCAATCGGCTTTGCAGCCTGGTTGTAACGCTCGAGCGACCATCGACACCATGAAGTTCCGGCCGACCGCTCGAGCGTACGCCGAGTCCCTGACGCCGAAACCGGTCGAGATCAGCAGGTCCACCCGCGGCTCGCCGTCCCAGACCAATTGATGCAGCCAGTCGGTAAGCGCGTTCCGGCGCCGAGACAGCGCGTAGATCTCGACTCCGCGGTGGACCGTGGGCGGCGAGACGTCGGGCATGCCCATATTGCGCTGCAGCCAGACCGTCATATCGCCCGCGTGCGCCTCGGTCCAGGGCTGATCGCCGATCATGATGCGCTGCGTAAATTCCTCGTAGTAAATGTCGAGATCGCCTCGAGATCGGATCGCGCAGCCAACGTTCACGTGGTTGGAGTAAGGCCGCCCGTTGCTGCGCAGCACAAAATCATGCCGTTGCCACGTCTCATACATGCTGCCGTTGACCGGCTTTTGTTCATAGACCGCCGGCGCCGCCTTGCGCTTCTCAGGGATGGCCAGCGGTTGAATGGGCCGGCTGTGGCCCTTCACGTAGGCGAGAAGGTCGGATTTGGGGACGTTGTCGGCGAGTGCGTCCGCGAGATCCCACCCTTCCGGGTATTCGAGGGGGTCGATCATGGTCACGGTGCATTTGAGCGCCACCAGCTTGCCGGCGATCTTGAGCGCGGTCGATTTGCCTGGCGCGTCGTTATCCGGCCAGACGGTGACCGCGCGGCCGGCGAGCTGCGCCCAGTCGGCTTGTGCCCACTGCCCGCAGCCGCCGCACCACGTCATGCACGGCCGCGTAGGGAAATAGTATTGCGCCGCATCGGCGGTTTTCTCGCCCTCCACCAGCAGCACGGGGTTGTTAAACCGCGCGAGCCGGTCGTATCCGTAGAGGGGACGCGGGATGGGGTGCGCCTGCGAGACCCACCGCAGCCCGTCGTACACCCACGGTTTGATAATCTTCCCCTTCGCGTGCTCATAGCGCGCCGTGACCATGATCGGTTCGCCCTCGCCGTCCCGGTAAATCCAGATTTGCGAGGGGGTTCCGGACGTCGGGCTCGAAAACATGGCGAGCGAAAAATCGACGTTCGGCGGTTTGTGCACCTCGAGCGGCGCTTTCGGCTCGTACCGCTTGCCGTTGGAGCGCGCGGCCGGCGTGGGCTCCCCGGCCAGCAGCCGGTAGGACTCGCCCTGATCGACGCCGCGGATCGCCGCGTATAGGCTGATGAGATCGCCGCCGGCGATCGACTGGGCGAAGTCCGACCACTTGCCGGTTCGGCGGTTTACCGACATCGAGCGGCCGGTGCCGCCCGAAAAGTCTGCGCACACGTACTCCGGTCCCTGCCACCGGCCGCCGGGAAGCCACTCGTCCATCAGCTCGTCGATTTGGGTCAGGAGCCGCTGATTCAGTCCGTTGAAATCGTAGCTCATCGCTTGAGCGAGAGCGTGAGCAAACGTAGCGTCCGATCCTCCATCCGAGTCTGTCCGCACGCCCAGCGTCGTACGCTGATGTGCGAATAGCCGATCAGGTCGGCGATCTGCCGGCAGTTCTTGCCGTGCTTCTTCATGAGGCGCTTGAGGGATCGGCGGTTGTGATCGCGCGCATAGGGCTGTGTCATAGCCCGCAGATCCCGTCATCGATGGGCGGCAATTCGCCGCGGGTAATCATCAGCGCCAGTGTCGACGATTGCACGCCATCGCCAAAGCTCAGAAATCGCTTCATGAATCGCTTCTTAATTGTTCGTAAAAATTCAAAATGATGTCGCGCGCATCGTCGACTGATCGCGCAACACCGCAGCACGCGCCCATCACTTCAAGACTCTTCAACCAGTCGTGTTGATGATCCCCCAATCGACCTTTTGGACCTTTAACTTCTATCGAAGTAAAAACCGCAATTTTCTTACCGACCATCGCGGGCGTGATTTGCAAGCGCGTCCAGCCGATCAGGTCGGACATGCCTGGCATGCCGACCGTGATGTAGCGGCCATCGGCTAATTGAAACGTGCCGCACTGAAATTTAAAGAGCCGCACATCGGCTTTCGAGAGTTCCAACAGGATGTCGGCCTTGATCTGTGCCTCGTTCATAAAATACCCCACTGATCGGCAGCATTGCAGACGATTTGGCACGCTATAAGTACATCCATCTTCAACCTTTTTTCTTCCATTTCCGACCGCCAATCACGTGATTCGCCCACCCTTCCGGATCCTTGTACCCACGTTTCGTCCCCAGTTCGATCAGCGTGGCGAGGTTCGCCGCGAGGCCTTGCTTCTGCCGCTCGCGACGCGCATCAATTTCCGCTTGCGTGATTTCCTTAAGCTCACCTTTTTGTCTGGATACAGTTCGTGACTCAACTGGGAAAGTTGTTCCGCAATTTGGGCATACGCTGATGCCGCTTCTGCAAGCCGAAAAGCAGCTTCCGCAAACCCGGACGCTGACCGGTCTTTCACCGTTCTGAGATTTGCGTACCGATCCAGATAGCGACCAATCGCGATCCTCAGTCGGCAAACCATGTCTAAGTGAATTACCGGCATGGTCAAGAATAGTTGCGTGGCTTTTGCCGGGTGCAGTGCGAAGAACCCTCCCGCACTGCTGCAGCCAAAGTCCAAGGCTTTGAGTGGGTCTAAGACTGATGCCCACGTCGATTCCAGGGCAATCGAATCCCTCTGAGATAAGGTCGACGGTGACGAGCCATTGGATGAGTCCATTGCTGAAATCCTTGATGATGCCGCGGCGAACCTGCCGGTCGGTGCTGCCGTCGATCGTTACCGCAGTGATGCCGGCTGCTCGAGCCGCTTCTGCCATATGCGCCGCATGTTCGAGGGAACAGCAGAATACGGCCGCCCGCTGGCCTGGCGTGAGCTGCTGGTAATGCGCGATCGCGTCCCCGGTGATCCGGGGCTTGTCGACGGCGGCGACGAGCTGGGTTTTAACGAAGTCCCCCATCTTCGTGCCCACTTGCGATAAATCGACCGTTGGGGGAGCAAATACGCGGACGGGGGAAAGTCGGCCGCGCGCGATAAGTTCAGACACACTTGGACCGAGTACGAGTCTATCGAAGGTGTCGCCCAAGCCTTCGCCCGAAAGCCTCGTAGGGGTCGCCGTAACGCCAAGTAGTAAGGCCGACTCAAATGCCTGAATAACCCGGCCCCACGTCGAGCGTAGAATACAGTGATGTGCTTCGTCGATGACGATAAGGTCAGGTACGGCCGTCTGTGCCAGACGGCGAACTGCGCTATATACGCTCGCCACTTGGACTGATTCGCGGGGCTTCGGAATCGTACCGCTCTGTATGATGCCATGAGAAACTCCTAATTCTTGCAGTGCAGAACTGATTTGGTCGACTAATTCCTGGCGATGGCACAGAATGAGCGCCCGCTTGCCGCGCTGCTGCACACCGCGACAGATGGTGCTGAACATAACGGTCTTACCGGAACCGGTGGGTGAAACCAGGAGGGGGGCACGACACTTTTCCCGATACGCTTTTCGAACCTCATTTAAGGCTGCCTCCTGGTAGTCGTAAAGTTGCATTCCGTTGTTGACTCGCGTGTATCGTAAATATACAGTACCACCGTGAGCACAAATTACAACACGTTTTTCAAGGAATGCAATGACCACCCCAGACTGGAATAAAATTGCGAACACGCCGGACGCGGCTGTGCGCATGGAGGAATCCATGCCTAGCGCGGCCGAGCGTTTGTTGTTCCGCCGGATGATTCAGGATTTTGAATCACTGACGCGCCCCGGCAAGTTCACCCTAGCCGTGTACATTTCGATTAGGCTGCGCGAGTTGGCGCCATGATGCTGTTTCCTAAGTCCCGCGAGGAATGGTTAAAGATCCGCGAGGGCCATATCTCGTCAACCGAATCGGCCGCGCTGTTCGGCATGTCGCCGTATATGACCGCCTACGAACTGGCCGTCCTGAAAAAAGACCCCACCTTGGACGACTTCGCCGAGACCGAGCGCATGACGTGGGGCAAGCGCCTTGAGCGCGCGATCGCTCAAGGGATCGCGGAGGATTACGGCGTCAAGGTCCGGGCGATCTCCGGATACGCCTCACTCACGGATGCAAAAATGGGGGCTTCGTTCGACTATGAAATCATTGGTCTCAAGGATGTGGAACCGCCTGGCGATACGAAGGCGTGGGAATGCGATCAAGTCCTGCGGGAACTTTACAAGCAATACGGACCCGGCGTGCTCGAGATCAAGAACGTCGACGGATACGTGTACAAATCCGACTGGGCTGACGACGAAGCACCCGGACACATTGAACTCCAGGTACAGCATCAACTGCACTGTATCGAACGAAATTGGGCCGCCATCGGTGTGCTCGTGGGAGGTAACAAGCAAGTCCTTATCACACGAATGCGCGATCGCGATGTTGGGTCTCGTATCCAAATTAAGATCGGGAAGTTCTGGAAGGGTATCGGTGGAGGTCACATGCCTCCCGTCAGCCTCCCAGCCGACGCCGACATCATCCGCAAGCTCTACAAGTACGCGGATCCCGGCAGTGTGAAGGATTTCCAGAAGGAACTGGGGCCGGAAGGTGAGGCGCTGCGCCAGCTCGCGTGGCAGCACGACGAGGCGACGAAGCTGAAAGCCTCTGCCGAGAAGCACCACAAGGCGACCGGCGCCGCGCTCTTGATGGCGATGGGCGAGACCGAACAGGCGCTTTTCGCGGACATGAAGATCAGCGCCGGCACGGTCGCGCCTTGCCGGGTGGAGGCTTACGATCGCGCAGGCTACCGCAACCTGCGTGTGTACCCTAAGAAACAGAAGGAAAAAACCGAATGACAGAACGGATTTACATCATCACGTCGAAAGCGAAGGGCAAGAAGAAAATCTTCGTCCGCGCCTCGACGAAGTCACAAGCGCAGCGCGTCGTCATGGAACAGTTTTTCGATACCAGCGTCGCCTCGCATGCCGAACTCTTTGCGGCGTTCAAGGATGAGGGGACCGAAATTCTGGACGCGGTCGCCGATCCACAGATCGACATCGAAGAGAAGATCGAAGAAGCACAGCAACAGGAAGCACAGACATGAGCGAGCAAAGACGACCGAACACCCAACTGGTTCTCGCCTCGATCGCGGCGCCCGAGTTCCGCGCGAAGGTGCAAGCCTCGCTCCCCAAGGGCGCGGATCCCGACCGGTTCACGCGCATGACGATCACCGCCATCCAGAACAAGCCGGAACTGCTGGAAGCCGACAAGGAATCACTGTACCTAGCGATCTTGCAGTGCGCCCAGACGGGGCTCGCGCCCGATGGCAAGGAATCGGCCCTCACGGTGTTCAACACGAAGGTGGGCAACAATCAGTGGGTCAAGAAGGTGCAGTTCATGCCGATGGTGACCGGCATCATCAAGAAGCTGGGCGAAGTCGACGTCAAATGCGACACGAACGTTGTGTACGAAAACGACATTTTCGAGTACGAAGCCGGCGACAATGAGCACATCCGGCACGTCCCGACACCATTAGGGCAAGACAAG